AAGATTGTAGAGACACGTAAACGTGGTGGAACAGTATCTCGTAAAAGTGGTGGTAAGATAATGCAAGGCTATAAAGCTGGCGGAAGAGTTTAGGGAGATTAGCTATGAGAACTAGTTCTAAAATGTCATTAAAAGATATTAAAAAAGCTGGAGAACCGACTGCTTTAGATAACTCGGCACTAGAGAAGCAGATGGAGAAGTTGTTAGAAAAGTTTGACAAGATGCAAGGGAGGAAACGTCCAAAAATGCCTGAATTACCAGAAATGGACCAAATATTAAAAGAACTTCGTGAAGGTAGACGTAAAGGTGGAACTGTTTCTCGTAAGAAAGGTAGTAAAATAATGCAAGGCTATAAAGCAGGAGGGAGTGTTTAATGCCTATTTATGGAAATCGCATGTATCCTTATACCAAGGAAGGTTATAAGGATTATAAGCAAGCATTAATTGATGGAACTGGTAAACCTACAGGGCAGGGATTTGGTGCTGCTCGTAAAGGTCCGTCCGTAGTAGGTCCAGAAACAGATGTTATCTGTGACTATGAACCTGGTAAAATCTACGAGTATGACGACTGAGTATGCCTTTACAATCCGGTTCTTCTCAGAAAACGATTAGTGCAAATATTAAAAAGTTAATTGAAGAGGGGTATCCTCAAAAGCAGGCAATAGCGATTGCCCTTGAGAATGCACGGGACGCTTCTCGAAAGAAACGTAAAAAACGAAAGAAACGTAAGTAATGGCTGTTTCAGGTACATTTGATTTTAATCTGGATATAGATGAAGTCATACAGGAAGCTTCTGAAATGATAGGCGGTGAGCAACTTCTTGGTCATGAGCCTGCTTCTGCACGACGGTCTATCAATCTGATGCTGAAAGACTGGCAGAATCGTGGTATTCTTTTGTGGACTACAGCCACTACTGCTGTTACGGTTTCCACCAGTGTAACGAGTTATACATTAAGTAATTCCGTACTTGATGTTATGGAAGTAGTAGTGAACAGAGATGAAATTGATTTAGCTCCTACCCGTATTACCTACGAAGAGTATCTCCTCATTCCACGCAAAGGACAGACAGGCAGAGCTAGTCAGTATTCTATTAAGAGAGATGTTAATAATATTACTATTTCTCTTTGGCCTATTCCTGAAAATGCTACTGATATTCTAAAGATAGAAACTATCAGTGAACTTCAAGATGTAAATAAATCGGAATCACAGAATGCCGAGATACCCAAGAGATTTCTCCCACCTTTAACTTGTGGTTTGTCATACTATATGGCAATGAAACGTCCTGGTGTAGACCAGAATAGAATTATGATGTTAAAACAGAATTATGAAGAATTACTAGGAAGAGCCTTCCTAGAAGACAGACAGCGTGCCAGTCTATTCCTGTTACCTCGTTTGGGATATATTTAAATGGCAAGTAATAAAAATGCATTAGCGATGTGTGATACTTGTGGATTTGTATATCCCCATCGAGTAATGAGATTAAATAGTTATGGAATGGTGGTATGTCCAACGGATTTTGATGGTGCTTTTGATTTAAAGAATAATCCGCAAAATAAGACTCCTGATGTCAGGGATAATCCGAATATCAGGAATCCAAGACCAGATACAGGTGGTAGAAATGTACTTTGGAATCAAGCTACCACAAATTGGGAAGATGACACAAATTATTGGGATGCAGCATGAGCGATTTAACTGGAAACACAATAGCTAGTACTTATAAGAAGCTACTTCAGGTAGAAACTAGTACTAATACAGGTTTAGATACCACTCTTCGTACTATTCAAAGTGGGGATGGTGAAAATTCTGCCCTTCAACTTGCTACGGATGCCGTAAGAATTACGACTGGTATAGCTATAGCTGGGGATGTTTCGGTTAGTAGTTCTGTTTATGGTGTAGGCGCAGTATTCAGTGGAACAGTTAGTGCTGGATTCTTTGTTGGAGATGGAAGTGGTCTTACTAACGTATCAAGCACCCATCCGACTTCCGTATCGGCTTTTACTGTTAATACTCTAGGAGTAGTATCCAATGCTTCGGTAACGGATATAACGGTGGTTACTGGAAGTTTTACTACGAAAGTCTCAGCAGCAGCTTTGGAAATAAGTGGAGTTGTGAGCGGTGCTTCAGCTGTCTTTAGTGGTACTGTTAGTGCAGCTACTTTTGATGGTGCTTTAATAGGCGATGTTACTGGGGATGTTACTGGTGATTTAACGGGGGATGTTACTGGTGATTTAACAGGAGATGTTACTGGTGATATAGACGGTGCTAGTGGTAGCTTTAGTACTGGAATAAGTTCTACTGATATAGTAGGAGTTACTGGTGGTTTTACTACGAAAGCTTCAGCAGCAGCTCTTGAAATAAGTGGAGTTGTAAGTGGTTCTTCAGCAGTATTTAGTGGTATTGTGAGTGCTGCATTTGACGGAGCTTTAACAGGGGATGTTACGGGTGATTTAACAGGCGACGTAACTGGAGATATAGACGGCGCTAGTGGTAGCTTTAGTACTGGAATTAGTTCTACTGATATAGTAGCAGTTACAGGAAGCTTTACTACGAAAGTTTCCGGTGTAGCGGCAGAATTTAGCGGAACCGTTAGTGCTGGTTTCTTTACAGGAGATGGAAGCAATCTTACTAATGTCTCAGCTACTCCTGCTACTTCGGTTTCTGCCTTTACTGTTAATACTCTTGGAGTAGTATCGACTGCTTCGGTTACGGATATAACGGCGGTTACTGGTGGTTTTAGTACTAAGATTTCTGCAACAGCTCTGGAAATTAGTGGAGTTGTAAGCGGAGCTTCGGCTGTTTTTAGTGGTATTGTGAGTGCAGCTTTCGACGGAGCTTTAACTGGTGATGTAACTGGTGATTTAACTGGTGATGTTACTGGTGATGTTGCTGGTGCTTTAACAGGAAATGTTACCGGAGATATTGATGGCGCTAGTGGTAGCTTTAGTACTGGAATTAGTTCTACTGATATAGTAGGAGTTACAGGAAGCTTTACTACGAAAGTATCAGGAGCGGCAGCTGAATTTAGTGGGAATGTTTCTGCAAGTGAATATTATGGAGATGGTTCTAATTTAACGAATTTGCCTTCTGCTCCGGTATCGGTTTCGGCTTATACCATAAATCAATTAGTAGTGGTGTCTTTTGCTACTATAACAGACATGACTGCAATAACAGGAAGTTTTTCAACAAAAGTTTCTTCTGCAGCAATGGAAATCAGCGGAGTTGTAAGTGGTTCTTCAGCTGTCTTTAGTGGTATTGTTAGTGCAGCTTTCGACGGAGCATTAACAGGTGATGTTACAGGTGATTTAACTGGTGATGTAACTGGAGATATAGATGGTGCTAGTGGTAGTTTTAGTACAGGAATAAGTTCCACTGATATAGTAGGAGTTACTGGAAGTTTTACAACAAAGGTTTCCAGTGCAGCTTTGGAAATTAGCGGTGTTGTGAGTGGTTCTTCTGCTGTCTTTAGTGGTATTGTGAGTGCAGCTTTTGATGGAGCCTTAACGGGGGATGTTACTGGTGCTTTAACAGGTAATGTTACTGGAGATATAGACGGGGCCAGTGGTAGCTTTAGTACAGGAATAAGTTCCACCGATATAGTAGGAGTTACAGGAAGTTTCACTACCAAAGTATCTTCAGCAGCAGGAGAGTTTAGTGGAGATGTATCGGCAGCAGATGTTTATACAAGTGCTGTAGCGGCGGGAGTAAATACACTTTTAGGGAAACAGATTCACATTGGAACTGCTGCAGTGGCAGATGTGGTTAGTTTAACGGACGCAGCAACTATAACAGTGGACTTTAATGCAGGTCAGAATTTTGCTGTACAGGTTGCAGGAAATAGAACACTAGGAAATCCTACGAATTGTGTAGCAGGACAGACAGGTTCTATTTTCTTAGAACAGGATGGTAGTGGTTCAAGAACTCTTTCTTATGCTGCTAATTGGGATTTTGCAGCAGGAACAGCTCCTACATTAACTACAGATGCAAATGCCATTGATAGACTTGATTATATTGTTTATACATCAACAGATGTACAAGCTATAGCTACATTGAATTTAAGTTAGGAGATAAAGAGTGTTTCAAAATAATGTATTAGCGGGAGCTGCTGGAGCATCAACTGAGGCCTACACGATAGACCAATCTTGTCGGTTTAACGATGATGATTCACCAACATTAACTAGAACAAATGTTGCCTCAGTAACTAATGCTAAAATCTGGACCTTTTCCTGTTGGATTAAAAGAGGTAATTTAGCAGTATCTCAAAATCGTGTAATTCTTGGAGGATATTCACCAGCTACAGGAGGGCAGGCTGATATTGGAATCTCATTAACAGGAGATAAGCTGCGTTGGTATGCACATAATGCAGCAGCATCTGCAACCGAAACTGATTTAACAACCAATGCTGTCTTCCGTGACCCTTCGGCTTGGTTTCACTTTGTTTGTCTTCAGGATACAACACAGGGAGTGGCTGCAGATAGACAAAGAATGTATGTAAATGGTGTCGAACAAACATTTACAGGAACCGATTTTAGTGACCAAGACTTTGCAGGTAATCGAATAAATGTGAATGGGGAGGACCAGTATTTAGCCACTTGGCAGAACGCACTTTATGGCCTAGATGGTTATATGGCAGAAGCTCATTTCTTAGATGGAACAGTAGCAGAGGCTACAGCTTTTGGAGAAACGAATGCCGATGGTGTATGGGTTCCTAAAGAATACGGCGGCGGTTCCTACGGATTGAACGGGTTCTATTTAGATTTCGCTGATAGTACTGATTTAGGCAAGGATGTTTCTGGTGTTGGGAATGATTTTACAGTAACTAATTTAGCTGCTGCTGACCAGATGTTAG